CCCCTAACAGCACTAGCAGAGGTAGACGCAGCCAAGATTTTCGATCCATTTTCTAACTCCAGTGAACCTCTATTCCAAGATATAACACCTTGCTGCATCCATTTAGGTAAGTTCTCATATGCAAGTTGCAATCTACCCAAAAGTTCTCTTGCAGTCGCAGCTTTGTTTGCAAGAATACCTACATTAACACTATCATTAAAAACAACATAATGTAACAAATATGATACCGATGTCGTAGACTTACCAGTCTGTCGAGGCATCATACAGATATTAAATCTATTCTCGTGGAATCTATTAATTAATTTCTCTTGAAATTTATAAGGTTCAAAAGGAACTAAACCTTCATCAAGAGAAACAATCTGAATATAATTTTTTGCAAAATAAACTGGATCATCCTTACATTTAATGAATTCACTAATTTGATCCGCAGTAAATTCAACTGCAGTATTAGCTTTTTTTAAATTAGGATTACCTAGATACTGTTCTGCTGCTGATGACATTATTCAATTAAAGTTCCAAATGATCTACGTATCTCACGTAGTGTTTCAAAGTCTTTCTGTTTTGTACCTCCATCATATGCCCATGCATATCCTTCAGTAATCATCTGTTCATTTAAGGAAACAGTATCCTCGTTAATATAGAGCCAACCAAGAAGCCTGCCATACTTCCCCATGCCACCCACAAGTTCTGTTCTAATAGTGAGTTCATCTCCATCTCCTGCAATAGTATCTTC